ATCGCATAAGGAGTAATCATGATTGGAGAAGACATTTTTGAAAGCATCACAATGGGGGTTTCTTCCGCTTTTGCTGATTTTGCTACGCGCAGAGATTGCAATAACGAGGACGACTGCAACTTGACCGATGATGAAATTAGGCACATCGTAAAAGAAGTGTTTTTTTACGTCACAGGAAAAGAAAAGAAGGAGTAACAAATGGAAATCAGAATTCGCGCCGATGGCGCAGTGGTGACGGAGCAGGAGTTCCGCGCCATGTTCCCCAACACAGGCTTCCCCGTTCAACTGACGGAGGCCATCATCAACGACTTCGGCGGGGATGTGGTCTTTGAAGGGCCGCAGGCTCAGCCCACTCGCTATCAAGTCGGCTTCCGCGATGGCGTGGTCGAGATGGCAGGCAAGTGGTACACCAAGTACAGCGTGGCCGACATGAGCGACGAAGCCAAGGCTGCTGTGGATGAACAGCAAGCGAAAGGTGTGCGTGAAGACCGCAACCGCCGACTGGCCGAAACCGACTGGCGCTTCCGCAGCGACATGACTCCGTCGCAGGAGTGGAAAGACTACTGCCAAGCACTGCGCGACGTGACGGCTCAGGCCGGTTTTCCGTGGGACATTCAGTGGCCTGCTAAACCTTAATAGGAGATCATAATGGCAACTAAGAAGAAGAAGTCTAAAGAAGAGAAAGTAATGAAAGAGTTCAAAGAAGGTACTCTTCATAGTGGCAAAGGCGGCCCTGTTGTTACAGATCGTAAGCAGGCTATCGCTATTGCCCTATCCGAATCAGGCAAAAGTAAGCCTAAAAAGAAAACTAAGAAAAAGATGTAAAAGTACTTGACAAACGATGTCAAATATGATACAATGTTAGTATAAGTAAGGAATTATAAGGATGGCTACAACCTATCTACAACTTGTTAATAACGTCCTTGTGCGTTTACGTGAGAATGAAGTATCTTCTGTCAGCGACACTCCTTATAGTTCCTTAATCGGTGTACTGGTTAACGATGCTAAGAGAGAAGTTGAGAATGCTACTATGTGGCAAGCCTTGAATCAGACCATTGTAGTTCCTACAGTGGCTGGTCAACGTAACTACTCTATCACTGGCTCTGGTCAACGATTCCGTGTACATCAAGTACTGAATGATACTGATAACTTTACAGTTCGTCAAGCTGATGCTAACTGGATTGATCGTCAATATTACTTAGGTACTGTTCAGAATGCTTCTCCAAGCTTCTACAACTTCAACGGTGTAGATTCTAACGGAGACACCAAGGTGGATGTTTTCCCTCAGCCTGATAAAGTGTACAACTTACGCTTTGATCTGAACATTCCTCAAGCTGATTTGTCTGCTAACAGTGATACTATTACTATTCCCGCTTACTTAGTGCAGCTTCTGGCATATGCTAAAGCTATCGCTGAGCGTGGTGAAGACGGTGGTATGTCCTTCAATGAAATCTATCAACAGTATCGTCTTGCTCTGGCCGATGAAATCGCTATTGAGCGTAATCGCTATGATGAAGATGTTACTTGGGAAGGTGTCTAACAATGGTAGCAAAGTTACTGACAACTTCCATCTCAGCTCCGGGTTTCCAAGGAGTCAACACACAGGACAGTTCTGTAACTCTTGAGAATGGTTTTGCTACTGTAGCTAACAACTGTGTTATTGACAAGTTTGGTCGTATTGGTGCTCGTAAGGGATGGACACCTGCTCACTCTACATTAGGTGCTTTAAGTACTGCTGATGTTAAGAGTATCCATGAGTTGATTGACACTAACGGTACTTCTTACATCGTTGCAGCAGGTAACAATAAACTGTTTAAGCTTGTTGGATCTACGCTTACTGAACTGACTTATGGCGGTGGTGGAACTGCTCCAACCATCACTGATAGTAACTGGCAAATGGCTGCTCTAAACGGTCATTTGTACATGTATCAGGCTGGACATGATCCTCTGTACTTTGATCCTGCTTCAAGCACGACTACATACAAGCGTATCTCAGAACACTCTGATTATTTAGGTACTGTACAGAATAACAACTGTGTTATCAGTGCTTATGGTCGTACATGGTCTGCTAACAACACATCATTAAAGAGCACCATTCAGTTCTCTGATCTGTTAGCTGGTCATGTGCTTAATACAGGTACAGCAGGAACATTGGATGTTTCTCAGGTCTGGCCTGCTGGTGCTGATGAGATCATTGCTTTAGCTGCTCATAATGGTTTCCTGATGGTATTTGGTCGTAGACAGATTCTGATCTACTCCGGTGCTACAGATCCTAATAACTTGACTCTTGCTGATGCTATCACAGGTGTTGGTTGCCTGGCTCGTGACTCTGTTGTAGTTACTGGTGGAGATGTTCTCTTCCTGTCCGATAGTGGTGTACGTTCTATCATGCGCACCATTCAAGAGAAATCTGCTCCTATGCGGGACATTAGTGCCAATGTACGTGATGATCTGGTTGCAGAAGCTATCCTTGAAGATCCTGATGAGATTAAGGCTGTCTACTCAGACAAAGAAGCCTTCTACTTGTTGTCTTTCCCTGCTCGTCAGATCGTATATTGCTTCGATATGCGAGTGACCTTGCAGAATGGCTCTAACCGAGTCACTACATGGGATGGTTTAGTTCCTACAGCTTTCTGCTATACACGAGCTAAAGACCTGTACATGGGTAAACCCGGACATGTTGCTTTATACAATAACTATAAGGATAATACATCTACCTATCGTATGAAGTACTATACCAACTACTTTGATTTTGGTCAAGCTACTGTAGCTAAGATCATGAAGAAAGTTGGTGTTACTGTTGTTGGAGGTGGTGGCTATCCTGTTATCCTTAAGTTTGGCTTTGACTATTCGGACATTCTTAACAGTCGTCAGTTTGCTTTGTCTAACGCTACTGTTGCAGAATATAATATTGCTGAATATGCTCTAGCTGAATACGGCGGTACTATTTTCGATAACAAGATTATCAATATCGGTGGAACAGGTAAAGTGATCCAATTAGGTTTCGAAACAGACATCAACTCTAAACCTTTAAGTATCCAGAAATTAGATGTCTACGTTAAGACAGGAAAGACACGATGAGTAATTATACCAAGAGTACTAACTTCGCTGTTAAAGATGGCTTAGTTACAGGTAACCCTTCTAAGATCATCAAGGGTACTGAGATTGATACAGAATATAACAACATTGCTTCTGCTATCACTTCTAAAGCTGATGCTAATAATGCTGCTTTAACAGGCACTGCAACAGCAGTTAACTTAACAATTACAGGTACATTCACAGCTACTGTTGACGGAGGCACGTTTTAAATGGCTGATACTACTGATTACTCCTCGTTAATCTCAGGTGGCTTGAATGCTCTGGGTACAGGTTACTTAGCTAACCAAGCTACCAATGCAGCTAACACCGCTGCTCAGATGTCTCAGTTCCGCCCTGTTGGTGTTACCTCTCGCTTCGGTAAGTCTGGTTTCACCTATGACCCTACTACTGGTGCTTTAACTGGTGCTGGTTATCAAGTTGCTCCCGATGTCGCAGCTATGCGTGAGGGCTTGCTTGGTTTAGCAGGTACAGGCCTTACTCAAGCTCAACAAGCTCAAGCATTCCAGCCCGGTATTACTCAAGCTGCTCAGGGCTTGTTTAATCTGGGTCAAGGTTACTTAGCTCAGACACCTCAGCAAGCTGCTCAGGATTGGATGTCTAAACAACAACAATTACTTGCTCCGGGGCGTGAACAGCAATTAGCTCAGTTAGAGAATAGTCAGTTCCAGAAGGGACGTACAGGCTTGGCTACTGGGGCTACCACAGCGGGTTATACAGCAGGTTCTCAAGGCTTAGCTGCTTCCAACCCTCAAATGGCTGCTTATTATAACGCTATGGCTCAGCAGGACGCTAATCTGGCTGCTAATGCTATGCAACAGGGTCAAGCTCAGACAACATTTGGTCAAGGTTTACTCACTGGTGGTATCAGTCTTGCTAATGCTGGTTATGGTATGCAGACACAAGCTCTGGCTCCGTATACAACATATCTGCAAGGTGCTCAGACTGCTGAGAACTTAGGTCAAGGTGCTCTGACAACAGGTGCTTCGTTAGGCTCTAGTGCTGCTCAAGCAGGTGCTCAAGCGGCTCAGCAATATATGCAAGGTCAACAAGCCCAGCAGGCTGCCCTGCAAGGAGCTATCTCTGGTTTAACTGATCCTATCTCTCAACTGATCCAAGGGTTGTCTGGTTCTTCTATTCCTGCTTTAACTGCTGCTAGCGGTACTACAGGTTTTGGTACAGGTAATTACTTCGGTAATCAAGACATTGGTGCATATCTGTAAGGAGATATTATGGCTGATTTAGGTTTATTCACTGCTCCTGAAGATATTCAACGTGCTCGACTGCTTCAGGAAGCACAACTGACTCCTAACCAGCGCCTGTATATGATGGGCGCTAAAGCGGGTCAACAAGTAGGTCAAGGTATTGGTGGTTTATTTGGTGTTGATGTTCAAGACCCTACTGTGGCTCGTGCTACTAAGCTTCGTGAACTGGGTGCTAAATATGGTACTACCACTGCTGAAGCTTTAGACAAGATTGCTGCTGATCTTCAACAGACTGATCCTCAGATGTCCATGCAAGTGGCTGCTAAGGCGCAGGAGATGCGTAAAGCTACTGGTGAGCTGGAAGCTAAACAAGCTGAGACAATCAGTAAGAAAGCTACAGCTCAGAAGACTCTTCAAGATATTTCCACTGTTGGGCAGGCTCTTGATTTGGCTAAGACAGGTAAGTATACCTCTGAAAGCATCTCTAGCTACCTTAAAGGTGAGGGCGAATTAGTTCCAATTGATAAAGAAGTTAAACCTAGTTCTGACTTCGTTGCAGTGGCTAATGAGCTTGGTTTTGGTGCTAAGTCCACATACGGAGGATACACTCCTCAACAGACAGCCCAAGTGAATGCTCAGCTTCAGAGCCGTGCTATTCAGAAGCAGATTGCAGGAGCTAACCGTATGTCTGTTATCCAGCAACAAGAGACATCCTTTGCTAAGCAGCGGGGTGAGCTTCAAGCTAAAGCCTTGGCTGACTCTGAAGTACAAGCTAAAGCTTCTGCTAATGCCGTTAATCGCTTGGCTAGTATGGAACAGCTTAATAAAGGTCAAATGCTTACTGGCCCTCTGGCAGGCACTGCTATCGGTGCAGGTCAATTCTTGTCTTCTCTGGGTCTGCTCAGTCCTGAATCTGCTAAAACATTGTCTTCTTCTGAAGTCTATGATAAGCAAGCTAAAGATTTGGTGTTGCAGGATCTTGGTGGTAAGCTTGGTGCTCAAGTATCTAACGCTGATCGTGACTTCATTGAAGCACGTATTCCTCAACTCAAGAATAGCCAACAAGCCCGTACTGAACTTATTGGCAAGCTTAAAGAAATTCATAAGAAGAACATTGATTACTATCAGCGTATGACTAAACAAGCTAACGAGAAGGGTAATCTGAATGACTTTGATTTCTCTTCGGGAGCACCTGAAGTTAAGTCTTCTAGTACTCTTGGCACTAAAGAGAATCCTATTAAATTACAGTAAGGAGCAGAAATGCCTGTATATGAATATCAAGGACAACATTATGATTTACCTGATGGCTTGTCCAATGAGCAGGCTCTTGCTAAGATTAAGAATCATTTAGGAGAGACTACAGAGGCTCCAAAGCCTGCTGAGTCTCCTTCTATAGGCTCTGAACTTGGTCGTCAGCTTGGATTGACAGCTCGTGCAGGTATCTCTGGATTATCTGCTGCTCCTAATGCTGTTGCAGACTTCTTATCAGGGGCTGCTAATTTAGGTCTTCAAGCAGTTGGTTCTGAGAAGCGTGTTCCTTATTTGTCTCAAGTTCAACAAGAGGCTTTAAATAAAACCTTTCCTACTCCAAAACCCGGATTAGAGCAGAATGTACAGACAGCCGCTGAGACTGTTGCTGGTATGATGACTCCCGGTATGAGGCCTACTTTTGCAGATATGGAAGGTGCTCCAGCTAAGGAGATTGGTCGTAGAGCTGCTGCTGAGACTGCTGCTGCTGTTACAGGCGCTGTTGTTGGCGAGAATGCCGCTAAAAAGGCACAAGAGATTACTGGTAGTCCTTGGGCTGGATTAGCTGCTGGTTTGGTTACTGGAACTATTGCAGGCAGTGCTACAGGTAAAGGTTTATTTGCTCTTACAGGCCCTCGTAAGGAAGCTGTAACTATTGACCAGATTCGTGCCCGTGCCTCTAAAGGTTATCAAGCTATGGATGATGCAGGTGTAGCTCTTAAGACTACAACAATCCGAGATAAGCTTATTCCTAATATTAATAACGAACTCAAGGCTAATAACTACGATCCTGAGATTGTTGCTGCTCATAAAGATATCCAAGACAATCTTAAGCTCTTAGACAAAGTGACTTCTAGCCCTTATGTGGATTTTGGTCGTTTAGAAAAGGTTCGTAGTGCTTTCAGCGACATTGCTAAAGGTACTGACGATAAAGCTCGGTTGGCTAAAGTTGTTACAAAAGAGATTGACTCTTATTTAGGCAACATCAAAGGCACAGATACCTTGTCCTTATCCGGCACATCTGCTACTAAGGCTATGGAAGCTCTTACACAAGCCCGTACTGATTGGCGTAACCAGTCTCGTGCTCAGGTCATTCAAGACCTCTTAGATTCTTCGACGGCTCGTATCGAAGGTTCTACAGGAGCCACTGGCGACATTGTTAAGCGTAATCTGGTTAATTTGACAGCTAATCCTGAGAAGATGAAGATGTTCTCCACACGAGAGCAGAATATCATCAAGGCTGCTGCTAAAGCTACTGACATGGAGACTCTTCTGTCTCTGATGTCTAAGTTCAACCCTGAGCGCGGTGCTTTACAGGCTGTTATCGCCGGAAGTGCTCTTACACGGGCTGATACCTTAAGCGGTCAGTTAGGTTTAGGCGCTGCCGGAGCAGGCTACTTATCTGACAAGGCTCTTACATCTCTGCGTAAGAAAGAGATTGAGAATCTGATTAGTCAGATTGCTTCTGGCAACTTACAAGCCCCCAAAGAAGGATTTGCAGTTCCCGGTTTATTTGGCGCTACTATGGGAACAACAAAGTAAGGAGTAATCAGATGTCTACCACACAGCAAACAGTCGAAACAGCATCAAGTATGGCTACTAAAGCTGCCGCCCCTGTTACTGTATCTTTAGCTACCGTTGCAGGGTATCAAGTCTCTGAGATCCTGCTATGGGCGACCTTGATCTACACGATCTTGATGATTGCTCATAAATTATACAGCATCTACAAAGATGTTATGGGTAAGGAATGATTCAGAGACTTCAATCAGCTTCTTTGGCTATCTCTGCTGCCCTGCTGGTCAGTATCGCTCTGGAGGAAGGATATTCTCCAGTGGCGTACCGACCAGTTAAGGGCGATGTAGCTACCATAGGTTTTGGTACTACCGAAGGAGTCAAGGATGGCGATAAGATAACCCCAGAACGGGCCTTAGTGAGATTATTAAATGACGCAGATAAAGTCGCTCAAGCAGTTAGACGATGTGCTCCAGTACCGATGTATCAATATGAGTTCGATTCTTATGTGTCCCTCACCTACAACATTGGTACCAATGCTTTTTGTGACTCTACTTTGGTTAAAAAACTAAAGACTTATGACTATGAAGGAGCTTGTAAAGAGATTCTTCGCTGGGATAAGTTCCAAGGCCAGCCTCTTAAGGGACTTACTATTAGGAGACAAAGAGAGTATGAAGTATGTACTAATTCTAGCACTAATGCTCATAAGTAGTCTTGTAGGCTACGACTATGGCAAGACACGAGAGCATAACAAGTTACTGAGCTATCAACAGGCTCAAAAGGCTGCTGAGATAGTGCGAGAAAATCGCTATCAGGAACTACTCGTGGAGAGTCAGAAGGAGAAAGAGAATGCTATCAAAAATCTTAACAAGCGTCATGCTGCTATCGTTAGTGGCTTGCAGCAGCGTCCCCAAAGACCTACCAGTCAAGAAGCATCTAATCCTTCCCCTGTCTGCACAGGAACAGGAAGCTCTGGAGACAGACTTTATCGGGAGGATGCAGAGTTTCTTATCGGGGAAGCTTCCCGAGCAGAAGTGATTAAACAGGCCTTAAGAGCTTGTAGACAACAACTAGCAGCGGAGTAACCGCATAAACAATAGTACAAATAATTAAGCCCCTTCAGAGGTAACTCTGTCGGGGCTTTTTTGTTATTTATTCTACTTTCTTAGTACGTTTCTTCTGACCTTTCAGCAGATGAGTACGTCGCCGAAGCATCCGTTCACGGGACTCTTCAGCATCAAACCAGAACTCTCGTCCATTCTTCAGCTCATCAAGCTCCTTAGGTGTCAGGAAGCCTGCATAACAGATGTCTAAGAGTTTGTTGATTTGTCTTGTTGCGAAGTCCGTTTGTCCTTTGACGTTGGGAACAGTACCGATGCTACCATAGTGAGCAGTATGGAGCATAAACTCAGCACTGTCAGCGATGTAACACTCAGGAGCCATACAAGCAAGCATAGAAGCTGCACTATAGGCAGAGCCAATAACCGTAGCAACCACATCTCCTCGACATCCTTTCATAGCTTCAATAATCTGCCAGATACTGTCTGTCCTGCCTCCATTGGAGTTAATCAGGAAGTTTACAGCATCATTCTCGTTACAGGTAGCGAGGCAGTGGACAATATCACGATACAGAGCAGGATCTCCGATATCATCATCAATGAAGACCAAGTGTGAGTTGATCTGCACCGGGATAGTACGGATAAGGCCATTCTGTTGCTGTCCAATCAGCATAATTTCATCCTCATTAGCCTTGCCCATGATGTCCATCCTCATAGTGTGTTTTAGCAATAATGTAGTTCTTGACGAGAGAGCTTCGTACAATGTCGTCAATACCAAACTCAAAGCGGCTGAACTCTTTCATGTTACCTGCAATATCTAAGAACTTCAGGATACCTGACTTGTCGTCCTTCTTACGCAGGTCAGTCTGTCGATAGTCACCACAGAAGATGATCTTGGATTTATCTCCGACACGAGTGATGATCGTATCCAGCTCCTCAAAGTTCATATTCTGCATCTCATCGACAATCAGGATACTGTGCATGAAAGTAGTACCACGAATGAAACTTGTGGATACGAATTCAATATGACCCTGCTCGACCAAGCGATCCCAAGCATCTTTTCGCTTGAACAGATCTGAGCAAATCTGTCGGTAAGGCTGGATATAAACGTCCATCTTTTCATCTACGTCTCCTGGGAGAAAGCCCATATCACGACTCTGAACTGAGCTACGGATAATAGTCACCTTGTTAAAGGGATTATTACGATCCATAACCTCTTCTAAAGCCTTATACAAGGCAATGTAAGTCTTACCTGTACCGGCTACTCCGTGCAAAGCCATGAAGTAGTCGCCACGTTGGAAAGCCTCAAAGAACTCTTTCTGTTTGTCTGTCTTAGGCTTGATAACTGCTATATCATCCAGCTTCAACTTCAAACTGTTAGTCTGCTTCTCTTTAGCAGTCTCTTTCTTGACAGGCACTTGCACCAAATTATTCTCCTTTGTCATTATCGACAACATACGGGACTGTACGCACCGTAGGGAACTTAGACATGAACTCTTCTCGTGTAATATCTCGTCCGATAAGCATCTCTTTAAAAGGCTCGCCTGCCTTAGCAAGCTGAGCCTTCAAAGTGACACATCCAGGACAATTAGCCTGAGTGTACACTATTTTCATTTTTACTCCTTATCGAACAGGGCAAGCACCTGTGGCGCATTCGCTATCGTCAAGACCAATATCAAGACTACTGATAGTAGTAATCAAACGGGTTTTAGCTACCAGTTCGTCATACTGTTCCTTTGTAATCTCTTCCAGCGGAGCCTGCTTGAATCCATGCTCATTATGTAGCAGGAAAGACAAACTCTTATGGTTGTTCTTATAGTTCTTCTTAAGATACTTACGAATCTCAGGAAGTTCTTCTTTACGATAATACACAGTGCATGAAACAGAGTTGTCGCTCCAAACTTCTTGCAGCCATTTAACTGTCTCAAGCTGTTGGATAGCTGTCATATCTTTAGCAAGCGTCGCATGATCGGGATGACGGAACGGGAAGGACACCACAACAGTGCTGTGATCTTCAGAGCCATCAAAGTTTTGTTGGTATTCCACAGGATAGCCATGCTCTCGGCAGGTTTGCACAAGAGGGTGGTTAGCACTAATACGAATACGTCGGATCATGTAGCGAGCATAGGCAGGATGACAACCAGGAGTAACGCCAGGAAGCAACGACAAAGTACCCGAGGGCTTGACAGTAGTGATCTTCACAGAAGGCGGAAAACCATTCCACAAAGAATACTGTTTATCAAACTCACGAAGTTCTTTATAAACATCGCTCAGCCAGCTTTTCTGTTCTTCCGTAGCTTGGAGCACGCCCGTGACACCAATACCCATACGCATATTTTTATGTACAATCTCTTCAGTAATCTTAAGATGGAACGGGAGAGCAAGCGAGTGCTTGTTGACACGGTAGAGAAGCTTTGCAACATCTAGCATTTCCTCTTTAGAAGTAATATTGGGCAAATAAATTTCCGCAAGGCAGCAAGTCTCACCGTCAGCCAAGCTCTGCTCCGCACAAGGATTGTAACCTTGTACATCGGGATCAGGGTATTCGGTTTCACCCAATCGGCCAATCTTACGGGACAGTTTGAGGTTAATAAGGCCATAAGGCTCTCCTTTTCCTTCGTATCCATCCCAGAAGAACTCATGAAGGTCTCCAATGTCGTGACAAACAACGCTGTTGTTGGACATTGCCCGCCAACTCGGGATGTTACCCAAGTCCCATCGTTTAGCAAGTAGATATTCCACATCGTCAGGATCTCCAATAGCAATTTGAGCACTTCGTCGAACATTGCCGGCAACAACAATAGCTCCGATGATATTCATGATATCAAGGCAGTCCACAGGACGAAGCTTCTTTCCTGCTCGTTTTTCAAGAATTTCGCCAATCTTGCCAATACCCCACACAAGGTCTTCTGGGCCACTAGCAGTACCGCCAAAGCCTTTAATCGGAGCTCCTTTAGATCGAATCAACTGAGTCGAATACGTGAAAGTTTGTTTACCAGATTTGTGAGCCAAGAAAGCAGCTTTAAGCGTTTTACCAAGAAGGGCAACCCATCCTTCACGGCTATCAGGAACAACAAAATCAGCGTCGGGAACATCAGAGCGAACAGGGCACTTAAAATCCAAATTAACTGGAGGAAGTTTTTCAACATTGGCTTTTTGAATATTATAACCGACACCAGAACCCAACATCAACAAATCCATGGCCCACGTAAAAGGCTCTACAGGCTCGTCAACAACCTTAAACGCACAGTTTTGAAGGCTTGCTCCGCCCAAGCGACCAACAGTATCTGTACCGAGCTGCCACAAGAAGCGGCCAGCAACAGTGCCTTTAAGCTCCATCAAATACTTTTTAAGACGTTGTTGCTCGTCTTCTGTAAAACCAACACCTAGCTGTGTGTTTGAAGCATTGACGACGCGGTTTACAGTATCCTCAAATTCTTCCGTTGCGCTGTTGGGATCGTTTTCATCCAAACGACGAGCGTAGGTTCGTTTATAGGTAATATACCCAACAGAGCTAAACGGGGTATTATAATTCAGGGTTTCAGCAGTCACTTAGCATCCTCTTTAGTTTATCTTGGTTTTCTTCTATTTTATCTTCAAATGCTTCGACAAGCTCATCACTGTGAATGTCTAGAAGCTCCATCAATGTGATCTCATCTAGCATCGAAAGCTTCTCTTTTAGTTCTTCAAGAGTGATCTCGTAATTCATACAGATCAATCTCCCTCTGAAGATACCAGAGAGCTTTCTTGAGATCTTCCAAAGGCTTTCCTTTGTGCTTGTGTCGAGCAATATACTTGATTGTATTGGCTAGACGGAAATTAAGATCCCAATCTTCAATGACGTCAATTACCTCATACTTCCCAGCAGTATAATGCTTAGGTGAGTTGATGCTGTCGCTGGCGCTATCTTTTCGTTCCACATAGTCCTCTGATCCGCCGTAATAACCGTCAAACACGTCTTCATTATCCCATGTACTGATTGTCTTGAAGTCTACAGGCTGATAAGCCATATAGTTAATATAGGCATTATAGCCCTCACAGGCTTTGCAAGGAAAGTCATTGTCTTTGTCGAAGTTCTTATAGAAACAAGTGTTGCACTTATGCTCACTTTGCATCGTTAAGATCTCCCACCAACTGAGTAAATGTCAGACGTTCCTTGTTAGCAGTCTTACGCTCTTCTCGTGCTTCCTTGAAGCTCTCTTCAAATGTCTCGTAGTTCTGAGATAGATAGTCTTGGAACTTGAGCAGCTCGTCAATGAAACCTGCAAGCTTATCGTATGTCTCTTTTAGGCTCTTCTCGTCATGGGCGCTGAAGCCAACATTGACAGTACGGTAGCAGTCATTGATAGAAACAGTACCGTCACAACCGCCCCCATAAAGCCACTGTTCAAAGGTGATCTGGATAGCTCCCAAACCTTCCTTCTTGTTCAGGAATTTACGACTGTGATAAGGTTTAATCTTTTTTGCCATATTTTTTCCCCAGGTATTCAATACTCAAAAACATTTCATCAAAGTGACCATCATTGACTTCATTCATCACTAGAAGTCCTCGCCAATGTCGGTTACTCAGTTGATCCATGTACGACTCATCATGTAGATAATAGCTACCAGCGATGACAGCACAGATAGGTTTACCATCAGCTCGTTTACCGTAGGCGATCTGTTTGCCTTGTTGATGTCCTGCCACACAAGACATATGAAGCTTGTTAATAATAGCAGAGGCACTACCAGCAGGTCGCCCCATCGCTCCCACAGGCCAGTAATGATTAAAACCCACGCCATTAATGAAAACAGGATGTAAGAAAGGATAAACTTCCCAATCACGCTCATAGCCAAGATCCTTTGTAGTAATCAAGCCTTCCAACGTAGGATTGTTGTTTACCGCTCTGTCAATCCTGTTCTCATGGTTCCCAAGAGTAAGAATCATTCGAGGATTATACACCTTTTCCTTATTCTTACGTTGCTTACCTTGAAGCTCCCGTAGAGGTGCTAGAAGTAGCTTCATAGCCTCCTTAGCAGCTTCAATGTCCTTCTTGTATCGCAAGCCCTCAAAGTACTTAGAGCCTTTGATGTCGTGACTGGACAAGCTAGGCATATCTGCAAAGTCCCCTCCATTTACTACGACATCTGGGCGGTAATCTACAATGGCTTGACCTGCCCAAGTAAGATGGTCTAAAGGAACACCTTCTTTTACCTGGCAGTCCGGGATAAAAAGTATCCTCACCGATTGTCTCCTGAGCCGCTAATGGTCAATCGCTCTGCACGATCAGAGAGCTTCTGAAGGTTCTTAGAGGCAATGTCTGCCAAGCTCCATCCCATGACAGTAGACAGACCGGCAAGCTGCCAGAAGACATCTCCCATCTCTTTCTGGAGACCTTCTTCGTCTAGCATACCGTCACGAATCCACTTAGCATACTTACCTGCAACTTCACCAGCCTCCGAGGTCAGATTCGATACCATGTAAGCAGGATTCTTAGCAGTTTCCAAGGCAGTTTCCCACGCCTTTCGTTGATATTCTTCAATCAGCATTATATGCTCTCCTACGCGCTATAGGCGCTCATAATGTTAGGACAAACGATACTCAGGATGCTCTTACAAGCTTCGGCAACATCACGATGCTCCTTCTGAGTACTAGGATCGGTACGTACCTCAATGTAGTGCAACCAGCTACGAAGTGTGCCGTTCATGTACATACGGCTCATGGTGATGCCTTCAGGAAGCAACGCACGAGCCTGCTCTTTAGCAATGCCCCGATTCAAAGCAGCCTGATACATGAATTCAGCTTCAGATTTTACTCGATTCTGAGCTGCCTGCCACCAATCTTGCAAGCCAGGGTCATCAGTTACGAGGCTGTTCTGTCGATTCTTAGTATCCTGCATACGGCACTCTCGTGTAGAGAACTCCTGAGCTACTGCGTAACGCTGAGAGAACTCTTGGAATGAGAAGCTACGATGACGAAGGATCTGTCGTGCAATATCACGAGTAGTCTCAATCTCCATACATACGTTAGCCATCTCAAAAGGGCTCCAGTGCTTATGCTTCATTAGGTACTTCAGAAGCTTTGGAGCAGTCTCATAGTTACGTTGGTTGTCAGGATTACTCACACGAGCACAGTAAGCTACTTTATCCTCCAGATCAGGAGTAGCCCATACCAAGTTAACTTTCATCTAGTTCTTTTCCTTCACAGGTAAGTTTCTCGCCTTCTTTGATACCGGCTTTCAAAGCTTCTAAGATACCATAGCAGATAAGACTGTTTTTCTCTTCCTCAGTTAGATCAAAACTATAGCAAGTAGAACCATCAGAGTTTTCATGTAACAATGTAACCTGCATCTTTGACCTCATCTACAAATTGTTTAAACTCAGAGTAAGAAGTGAAGTAACGGATAACAGTCAAGATAGCCGAAGCATTCTCAATATCGTCCCAGTCAAGACACATTAGGTAGTCTTCCTTCAGTCGTTCAACAACCAAAGCAGACATTACTTCATTCCATGCTTCCCGTACAGAATCACTTTCTAAGATTTTAAATATACTATTCACTTAGCCACTCCTCTGGGATAGTCTTATCCGCATACTTGAACCCGTATTTATCGCACCATGCAGCATAAGTAGTCCTACTTGTCTTGCTGATACGAGCATTAGAATTACTAAAGACAAACCTAATGTCTAGTGTTGGGTTGTTCTTCCTAACCAGTAGATGCTTCTGGCGATCCAATGCAAGGAATCTACCTTTAGTCTCTACAATAATTCCGTTAGGAAGTACAAAGTCAGGTGTGTAGATGTGCTCAGAAGCTGGCTTGATGTATTTAAGCTTAACTTCTTCGTACTTGTATTCAACACCTAACTTGTCCAACTGCTCCGCAATACGCTCTTCCAAGCCACTGCGGTAGCCATGCTTCAGTCCTGCTTGCTTGGCCGTAAAAGGTTTACGTCGGGTTGCCATAGCTCGCCTTCGTATCGTCTGAGCCACAGGAGCTGGCATTGTTCAGTAAGATATTCAATTCCATGTTCCTTTTCCTGATATACCTTCCAGACTGCTTGAAGTAGTTCTTCCTTCGTCTTCGCATCTTTAAGAGCTTTCGCTGCCTTGACAGGGCCAACCTTGTCCAAGCCGGGAATATTATCAACCCTGTCGCCCGTGAGAAGCTGAGTAGCGAAGGCTTTGTACCCTTCAAAATCCGTGACATACTCAGTCTGTGCCTTATGAGGATTGTGATGCCATCCAGGGATCTGCTTTAGGTCTTTATCTACGCCTACAAGCAAGTACTGATCTGGCTCCTTAGTCATCCGTATAGCTACTTCATCATCTGCTTCTTGACCATCTACAACGACAGCCCCTAATCGTTTCACCATATGAGATCGAAGAGCCTCATAATGTTTAGGCTTCTTCATGTCTTTACGATTACCCTTGTAAGGGACTGTCTTTGCAATCTCATATCGGTAGTTATTCTTGCCAGTTAGGAAGGCTTCGTAAGAATCTGCTTTCAGGTGGATGTAGACCATATCTTCCATTGCCTCTACTAACCTGCTCTTAGCAAACTTCTCAGAATCTTCCTCACTTGCAAAACCTACACTGTAGATCAAGAAATCAGCATCAATGAGTAGCTTCTTTGGTACATCCTTATCAGAGGATGTCATCATCATCACCTGAAGCGTCAGGATTGTACGTCTTCAGTTCAGTAACGATCAGTTTCTTCACAGACGGAGCAGCACCGAACTTAGCTGACATCTTGTGACGATAGCTAGACACCAATGCAGACACCTTAGTACCGTTACCGATAGCGTCAATCTCCACAGGTTTACCGTCTTGGTCTACAGGATCAAACTTATACAGGCTCTTAGCGACAATATACTTGCCCATAGTGTCTTTCTCTTTGATCTGAATACCCAGCTCCTTCAGAGCCTCGCAGTCTTTATCTGAAAGATTGCCGATAGTGCATTCGTACTTCTTGTTGTCCTCGTTGAACTTAGTATTGAACTGAGCCATCCAGTTGCTCCAGAAGAGTTCACCGCCGATCTTTACAGGTTTCATATCCATTTCATTTTCCTTTAAAAATGCCCTTACGAGCGAAACATTCGCAGCGAAGCGAGAATCCTCACTACGTTGCGGTATTGGTGAGACTGGAGGGATTTGAACCCTCACGCACAAGGCGGCAGATTTTAAGTCTGCTGCGGCTACCAATTACGCCACAGTCTCAATAAACTATACAATTAGTATAGCAGCTTTATTTGTGTTTGTCAAGTGTTTTCATTGAAATGTTACACTTTCTTTTGTGTCAAGATAGTCTGCATAGTGGTGCAGCCAGTCAATAGCACCTGTGAAGATGCAATACAAGTCCAACATATCAAGTCCTTCGGTAGCTGCTACTTCAAAGCTATCCTCATATACGTTAATAGTGATTACGTTAGTGGGTTTCCCGCCAGCTTTTGCCAATTTTGTATTCTCCGTCTAGAGGACATCGCAGCTTGTAGAACTGACCAGCCTCAATGATTGATAATCTAGCAGCCTGTCCTGCTTCTTCGGCTACTTCCTTACTGCACTCGAACTGGAATTCATCATGCACATTAGCGACTAGCTTCACAGGCCATTTATTAGCCTTGATCTTGTCGTAGAAGATACACAATGCCTTCTTCATTACGATTGCTCCTGCTCCTTGTAGGAGACTATTTAAGGCAGCGTGTTCGCTACGCACCCAAATAAGTCGTCCGTCGAGACCGGGAACATAGCCTTTTGTTGATAGGCGTTTGACCCGTTCAAGGAGGCTTGCAAGTGCAGGTGTTTGGGCGAGAAACTTTGATTTGAGGCTCGCTCCTGCTTTTGCCGATCCTCCAACAATACTACCAATCTTCGCGTCTCCCGCTCCATAGAGGAAGGCATAAATAAAAGTTTTCGCATTATCTCTAGTAGCAAGTCCTGCTGCTCTTTGGTTAACTGTATGAACATCTGATCCATCTTTAGAAGATCCTTCAGTGACAGTTCTGACATATCCTTCGTCCTTCATATAGTGAGCAAGCATACGAAGCTCCAGACCTGAAGCATCACAGCCTACCAAGACATTTCCTTCTTCGACAGTCCAGCACTCACGACACTCGTGTCCATAGACAGACCCAGCATTGGGAATCTGAGCCATGTTAGGGCTACTATGTGTCATTCGTCCTGTCACTGCTCCGTTGGTAATGACCTTACCATGTACTCGACCATCAGCCTTTACAGCCTGTAACCAGCTCTCGATCTGTGCTACTCGTTTCTGGAGCATCAGATACTCAGCGATCATGGCTGCTTCGGGGATATTCTTGACCTCTTCCAAGACCTTTTCATCCACCATCGGCTGACCTGTCTCAGTAAACTTCTTAGGCTTCCACCCAAGCTCTATCAGCTTTTCTCCGATCTGCTTTCTTGAGCCGGGGTTGAAAGCAACCAACAAGGGCTTGAGCTGCTTTCCTGTTTTTTCTGAGACTCGTGGTACTTCGTAGGGAGGCCATCTATGTTGCATTTGCTCATATATTCCTGCCATTTTTGACTTGATGTCAGTAAGTAACACAGTGGCGTAAACGGTGTCCAGTTTGAATCCATTTCTTTCCTGTTCTGCGATGATAGCCGCTACTTTATGTTCCAACTCTTGACTTTCTTTACTAAAGCCTTTCGAGTCCAATTCCATGACCAGATGCTTATATAGCCTAGTACATACCTCAACGTCCCGAACACAATAATGCTCCATAAGACCCATGTGAGGATAGTCAAACTCGATACCATCTGCTACTTTCTCTTCCTTAGAGATAACTTCTCCAGGGAAATCGTTGAGCCAGAGCCAGATAGCCCTGTAATTAATCTTCGGAATCCCAAGACTCTCGCCCCATGCCTCTAGGCTGTGTCCTTTCTCTCGACTTGGATCTAACAGCCTTGAGAGAATAAGAGTATCTTGTACGTTCTTCAAGCGTATCTTCGTCTTCCATAAGCGATTGAGGATCGGCGCATCGAAAGAGATGACGTTGTGCCCGATAATCAATGTGGCGTCCTTTAGATACTCCCGTAGTTGACTTGCTTCTTTCCATACGTTTACTTCATTAGTGTCCAAGTCCTTCGTTACCACGATATGAATCTTCTTGTGACTCATATCCGTCTCGATATCCAGCACGATACGCTTCATTTACGTCTTTCTGATAAGATTCTTTCAGTTCATTGAGTTCTTTCTCTAATTGTACCACACGACCAATGAGTTTGTCAAGATCAATCATTTTAAGTTCATCCAAAGCCCAACTTGAGCGAAAGCATACCCTGTCCAGATCATACCGTTAGCTGTCTCTCCTTTAGCCCACTGGAGTACACCTACGATCAGATAACCTAGTCCTGTAGCCCCCACGATCAAGTGCTCCACTGAAAGATTAGTAATCACGTTTTTCAGCCTCTTCATTACGAACATACTCAGGACAACCATCCATTTGTTTAGGAGAATACATGAAGTATGCTTGTCGATATGGATTAGGTTCTGCTGTGAAGCGATAACAATACTCCTTTTTAGGACACTCATCGTCATTACACATCGTTATATCAGCCATTAATCGTTCTCCTCATCTTTGATAGGTTCTTCCTTGATAGGCTTCTCTTTAGGTTTGTTACGTCCAAAGATACGATCCCAACCATCGTCGTAAGCCTTCTGATCCTGCTGCTTACGTGGTGCATCTCCTTTACCGGCTTCTCTGTTACTCATGATGTTCCTTTAAATATTGAATTGCTTTATTGAGTGTTTCAATATCATCCTTTGCTTTACCGATCAAAGTATTACAGTTAGTACAAAGCAATCCTCTTACTTTTCCTGTGCTATGACAATGATCTACACACAAAGCAGTTTCTGCTCCTTTAGCGCGTCCTTGCTCAACAACACTTTCATGTCTGCCACAGCTTGCACAACAATAATTCTGTTTTTCACGTAATTCGTTGTACTGTTCATAAGTAATACCGTATCTTTTTAGCCTTTGTGATTTAGCCTTTTCAGGGTTTTTTTGATACCAGTTTTTTGAACCTTTACGATGAACTTCACGCTTTTTAGGATTTTCTAAATGCTTTTTTCGGCGACAGACCATACAAGTTGAATCTCTGTACTCTTTTACAATTTCTCCTTTTAAGGTGTGTCGAGTAATGTTGAACTTTTCATCTGGTAGTTGTTGTTTACAAACTTTACATTCTTTCATAGAAACCTCATTAATTTATTTGACCCTATAATTATATCACAAGATCAAGAAAAATCTATTGTGGTTTCTACGTATATCACAAAGTTTCTTCAAAAACTTCTACCAATTTGTTTACTTTCTTATCAAAATACAAGCTACCCGCTGGTCCAGTCTCGCCTGTAAACCGAGCTTTCAATAAACGAAGTTCAGTAGTGTTACGGACTCTTTCATCATCATTCTGCTGATCCCTTTGAAGTCCAATCACAGCATCAGATAACTGGCTGATACCTTGAGTTCCACGCAAAGCGGACAAAGTAATCTCAGCGCCGTTTTCAAGTCCTTTCCCTTCCATCCTTCGGGTATGCGAAACACCAAATAAGCCTACACCTGTTTCTTCGACAAAGGTTCGCAACTTAGTCAAAAGCATATCAAGACCTTTTCGTTCATCCGTATCCATTCCTGAAAGGATCATCTGATAGTGGTCAAGAATAAGCCATGAACAATTTTGAGCCTTAACCATAAACTTCAAACGGTTTAGCACGTTATCAATGTCCAAGCTACCAAAATGATTAAACAACACACATCGACCTGTTCCCATTGTTGCATCATAGGCTGCTTTTAGCTCAGCTTCTGAATAAACTGTTTTAGGCAAATGCAAAGGCTTTCCTGCTTCAATGGACATGATCCCAAGAGCTGTTCTCTGTGGGGATTCCTCCAAAAAGGCCATACCTACGTTATCATCTGTTGTCTTAATCAAATGGTGAATAAGCTGACGCAAAAACGTAGACTTACCTTGTCCAGTACCAGCAGCAATGGTAATTAACTCACGCTTACGAAGACCGGCCAGCATATCATCCAGCTTTTTGTACGGCCACGAAGCATCTGGCATCTGCTTAGGTTTTCGTAATTCTTCCCAAAGCTCATTACCATTAATGATGCCATCCGGCTTATATTGTTCAGCTCTCCACCACTCGTTAACGAACTCCTTTGTAGCCCCTGCGATCAGATAGTCACAAGCATCTTTAAAGCCTGTCTTGTGCTTAACGATCTTAGCTTTCTGTCCGAACAGTTCAGCCACTTCTTTAGAGGCTTTGATCCCCGGCTCGTCATTGTCAAAGCAGATAACGATGTTCTCAAAGCTATTGAGCCACTCGTACTGAGCCTTACAATCCTTCAGGGCTGCTTGTGCTCCGTTACGGATACTTACACTAGGCCATTGGCTTCCGGTGAGCTGATATCCCGCCAAGGCGTCAAGTTCTCCCTCATAGACGGTGACATACTTACCACCGGCGTGAAAGAGATGCTGGCCGAACAGAGAGGCTTCTTTAAAGCTTCCGAGGATGGTAAAACTCTTGTCAACAACTGTACGTACTTTAGCAGCAACTCGATTTCCTCCTGCGTCAGCATAAGGGTAATAGTGTTTGCCTTCATGTTGTGTAACTCCAAATTTCTCACAAGTTTGCTGGGTAATCCCACGTTCAGGGATGCTCTTTACAGTGCCTTTGATTTCCATTCGCTTAGGCGCTACGCTATCACGTAACACCGACCTTTCTTCAATAGTATTTTCCTGCTCCGTTGTGCCACAGTTAAAGCAGTATGTATGCCCATCGTCGTAGAGACTGTTAGCGTCAGAACTACCACAATGCTCACACGGGATGTGCTTCAAAAACTTGGATGGTTGTCGTTCCATGACTTTCATGCTTTACCTCTTTATGTGGTTAAGCCTCTTGCTCGGATGGCGTTAGCGCAGCCAGCGGCTACAGCACCATGTCCGTCATCAATCACATCGCACACCTTCGCACACGCCTCGCGCTCTGACGCTACCGCTGCTGCGGCGACAAGGGCGGCGAATTCAGACAACTCTTTTTGGCACGAATAACCACACCAAAAAATGAAGTCAGGCTGATATTTCCGTGATTGTTCATCTACGTTAAAACCAGCCTCCCGCGTCCATTTGATGATGCTTTCTCTGTCGATAGTCATGTGTTCTTCTCCTTCAATCTCTGCTCGATGGCTTGAGCAAACTCGTTGAAGCCGCCGCCCTCTTGTGTGTCATCAAAAGCAATGTCGATGTCTTGCTGGGTCAATCCAACCCATTGCCGCTGTGCTGCGGGCGGGGTGTCGATAACGCCAGAACCATCGCAAACAAAGCACTCTTGATCTGTCCCAATGTCAGGGTAACGTACCATTCGTCCTGATCCATTGCAGTGACCACACGCTACCGGCTCATCGGCTGGCTTCCGCTCAAGGGAAGCTATTAAACCAAGAGCGGCTCTTAATCGGTCTACCTCGTTGCTCAATTTCAGTCGATCATCGTGATAGACAAGAATCTCGTTGTGCAATCGACGTAATTCGGTGGCGGCGGCGCTACAAGTCAGATTGTCCAATGAATAACGAATATCGCCGGACACCCAAGCATTACCGTACACCCAAACATTACTGTACACCCGAGCATTACCGTACACCCGAGCATCGCCGTACACCTGAGCATTACCGTACACCCGAGCATCGCCGTACACCAGAGCATTACCGTACACCCGAGCATTACCGGACCCCAGAGCATTACCGTACACCCAAGCATCGCCGAACACCTGAGCATTACCGTACACCAGAGCATTACCGTACACCCGAGCATTACCGTACACCCAAGCATTACCGGACACCCGAGCATTACCGGACACCAGAGCATTACCGTACACCCAAGCATCGCCGCCCTGATCCAGATTTTTTTCACACTCAACATAGCCGCCAAGATCACCGGCAGCTACCAATAAACCAATAGCAGTCAACGCCCTGATTCGATACAGCGTTTTGCCTTCAAATTGTTTTGTGTCTGTTTTTACAAGTTCGTATTTCATTTGCTTTCCTCCAGCGCCTGACGCATTGCGGTTATTTGTTCAGTCATTTGGTTTCTCCTGTTATGCCGTGGGCGGCTTCGATGGCGCGGGCGTATCCCATAAGAAGCGCCAACCATATGCTTTGCGGGGTGTGCGGTGATGGCTTCATATAAAGGCTTGATGTTCTGATTGCTTCCGTAATCTGCTCATCCGACAGCGGCTCCTCGGCTGTCTGCTTACGTGGCTCCGCCACTGGCTCAGAGGCCCAAGCGCCATGCTTGTATCCGTCTTTCCAGCCTTGGTCGTATTCAGTATTCATTTTTCAAAGCCTCACGTATGAGTTTATCTTCATTCAAGTATATCTTTTCTTCGATCTTGATCCAGTCATGATCCGATAGTACATCGTTGATCTTAACAATGAACTTCCCAGGCTTTAGCCAAGCAGGCAACAAAGCATATACCTCCATAGACTCCCAATCAGGCTCTTCTCCGTACCAATCAAACTCAATCGAAACATCAGCGTTATTGAGTGTAGTGTTTAGAACCATTTTACTCATATCAATCCTAAGTATAGTTACTTTAAAGCCACCTTGACAAAGGTAACGACAACAATAAACACAACCGACAACATCTTTAGTTCCCTTGTTCCAAGGTGTCCGTAACGTTAGCCAAAGTGACTTCTAAGTCTACAGGCTTTAGATGTTTGTCTATATCCATTAGTACTTTAGTATATCCATAATCTTTAATAAGATCACATATGCTACCAATTACATAAAAGTAATGAGCTTCTTCCAGATCATAATCAGACATGATTGTCACCAATGTTAAAAGTTAACGACATTTGCCTACTATAAAGGTACTTTAACGCTTCTATGTGCTTTTAAAGGTACTTTATAAGTGTATTTATACTATAAGATGTATTTAAACATCTATGGAACGTCTTAGTCATCTTCATTGTCTCCTATATAGTTATTATATAGTGTATCCTCTGAGTTGTCAAGTTTTTCTTCAATGCCCATGCTGACAATAAGGTCTTTCCTACCTTTGACTGGCATCGGTACATCTTGGGCAATCTCACTCAGGCAGTCAATGCAGGTATCCATGTACTCACCCGTTACAGCATGTTTAAGGGTTGTCTCATAGTCGGACAAGATTCGATTACAGACGCTACAACGCATTATTTACTCCTTGTACGTAATTTTACGTATTGCTTTTTTTAAAACTTATGGTACAATTATATACCAACTTTGGAATTATACCATGAACAAACGAGAAAGAACCCGCCTGTATCGCACATATCACCAGCTCTATACTCGACACTACATCGAAGAGGGCTATACGTGTATCTATTGCGGCGCTCTTGGCAACACCTTAGACCATTCTCCGCCCTTGTCTTGGCTTGAACCGTTCGGTATAGAGGCCCTTAGACGCGCCAAAATACCTTTAACGACTGTTCCATGCTGTAGCGAATGCAATGGCCTCCTAGGTGATCGCAAACTGCTCACAGTCACGGATCGTCTCGAATACCTTGAAAAGAAATATCATTCATTGTTTGAAAAGCTGGTTAGATGGTCAGACGAAGAGCTCGAAGAGATGGGAGAATCATTTCAGCGATCAATCCGTGCTCAACGTTACCGCGAAGATGAGCTAATCCGCAAAATTAGAGCCATTGAACAACGCATTGTTAAGCCTTGGACTCTTCCTGATGTGGACTAGGGCGTAAAAACAGCTCTAAAGCCCGTTTAAGGGCCTTCTCAACCCATTGCTTACACATCCAGTTGACTACCAATGATGAAACAGACAATGATGAACGCTAAAAGACCAGTTACTTTGACATTCTCACGCATTCTTCATGCTCCTATTGACTTCCATGCACCATTCTTGAAATACCTTGTTTCTTAGGTGCTTCTTGTATTCTTTGCTTAAACACCAAAGCTCTAATGGCTTGCCTGGATCGCCTACCATATCGGCATTAAGCTCGATGCTGTTAATGATAATCTCTGGCAAGTCTCCATCCTCAAAGTCGCATAGCTCTGCCTCGATCAATAAGGGAATCCCCAGGGAATCATCCTTGATTGTGTATACTAAAGATTTCATATTAATGCCTCCTCAGGCTCGGTTAATTGACAAATCTCATATGGTGTAGGCTTAGGTGGTGTTGGCATTTGCTCCAACAGTAGGCTTTCGGACGTACGTTCTCCGTTTACACTAGGGAATGGCCATGTGTGGCCTAAAGGTAAGAGTTTCATTGTTTCACCTTTATCAACTTAAACAGATTCAGGCAGTCTCCCTGAGCATAGTCTACAACCTCGCCAGTGTCAGGGTCAAGAACGGACTTATCGTCGCCATAGTTGTTGCAAGACAGCCAGTGCAGTGCAGCAGCTCTATCCTGGAAACGTGCAGCGACAATACCAGATGATATGAATTGAACTGTATACATATCAAGCCTCCACATCTTCAGAGGTCATTTCCTGAGCATACAGTTCAGCGACAAACCAAACCAGAGCATTCTTGAACCCTGTCAGATCGCCGAGATATTTAATGATGTACTCAGGCAGTACGTCTGTCTCTTGCTCATATTGACCGACTACATCGTGCAGCTCTTGGGCGTGTTTATCGTACAGATCGCAAGTCTCGCTGTAATAGATCATTCCACCAGCGACACCAGAGGCGCATCCGTGCTGTGCAATCTCTTGCAGCTCTTGACGGTCATAGGTATTGAAAAGCCATTGTTTGAAAGTCTGAGACATGATGTTACCTTTTAAGGTTTGCCAGTACATCACTGGCGAGATACCCTACACAGTGTAGGCCATAAGCCACTTTATCAGTGGCCTACAGTCTAAACTGTCTCTTAAGTTACACCCCCAAAGCCAACAAGACACCCCAAAGGGCAAAGACAATGAAACAGAGGTACATTGCGGTTTTGTCAGACATGATAGTTTCCTTGATTGATGATGTTGACATTGTAGGCCCATTCATAGGCCATACAATAGGGATAAACCCTTAGACTTTACACTCACTGTCTACAGTGTAAGCGCCTTTGCTACTAATGATATAGTCAATCGCCATATCTTTATCATCCAGACGGATAGTGTCCAGACGTTCGCCCACAATAGGATCGTTGACCCATTGGTGCAAGACAATCCATCCAGCACGGTTAAACTTGATAGTCTTAGACAGTTTGTTGTGCAGTGATTCGAAGCGAGACATAGTAGGCCTTTCAAGTGTTGCTGCACTGATGTAATTGCCAGTGCATGGGTGTATTGTATAACCTATAACGTGGATGTCAAGCCCTAGATGACTGGCTTTACAAAACTTTACAATACTGTAAGTTTAGTGTCAGTACTTTGCAGTGATTCATTTTAGGTATCCTAAATAGGCACCCACATCGTCTCCCACATCCTGAAATCCTATAAAGCTGGCATGATTCTTGCATGACCCTACACTGGATCATGAAACCTGGCACGATTCTTGCATGGACTTCAGTGTTCCTGGCTCAAGCGTAACGCAAATGAGACTGATTCGCATTCAAGACCGGGGGAGGGGTATTGAGGACTGTAAAGTTTTTGCAGGAGCCTCTAACGCTTACAAAAAAGTAAAACTGGAACTAAATAGTTGCTTAAATAATAGGCAACATTGTCACTACAAAGGCTAATAACGACAATAGTTTAGATAAATATTCATATAGAAAACTAGGGAGGAAACTGTGCACCCTGAAAGTGGGAACTATAGAGTAGTACTTTAAAGGTAAAAAAAGAAGCAAGAACGTGATTAAGATCACATGAATGTAAAAATAATTGTAAAAGTTGTAAAAAAGACTTGACAAAACAGGAAAAGTATGCTATAATATATGTACTTGTTAAATTTAGACAGTAACAAGTCAGGAACTCAAGTTAAAACTATGAAGTACCTAAGAAGCCTGACCCCACTTCTTAGGAATGTCACTAAAGACCGTTAACGTGCTCTCGTAGAGGAACTAATTTAAGTAATACTTATAAAGAACATAAATAAGTATATTTAACTTAGATTCCTGTACTTAGACGTATTCTACAGACTCCAAAGTCTCCTACTAAGGACAAAGACGATATGACTAAACCATCAGGTAACAAAAAAGGTAGACCTAAGAAGACAGACATTGAGACTGTCAAGACAGGCAATAGAGGCCAAGTAGGTCGTCCTAAAGGTGATGCAGCCATCATCAATGAATATAAAGCTAGAATGTTAGCTTCACCTAAGTCCGCTAAGGTCTTAGAGACTATTCTCAATGCTGCTCTGAATGATGAACATCCTCACCAAGCTGCTGCATGGAAGTTAGTAGCTGATCGTATTGTCCCTGTATCTGCTTTTGATCAGTCTAAGAACTCAGGTTCTACACCTCAAATCAGTATCAATATCTCAGGTCTTACAGCTCCAACGGCTGAGGTCGTAGAGGACATCACGGACGTAGAAATTAAACCTTACGAACAAGATTTAGACACCCAGTGATGGGCTTGAACCTCGTTTAACGGTGCGGGGGTCTAAACACCGTTTCCTTTTCAAGAGGATCACAATGAAGAAATGTAACAAATGTGGTGAATTTAAACCGTTCACTGAATTTAACAAACACAAGTCAACTAAAGACGGCTACGGAACGTACTGCCGTCCTTGCTATAATTATCAGACATTGGCTGGGAAGCATCGTAAGCGATACGGACTAACACCAGAACAAATGGCTGAAATGAAAAAAACAGGCTGTGAACTTTGTGGAACTATGTCGAATCTGCACATAGATCACAATCACGAAACAAATGAGATACGAGGAGTTCTCTGCACAAACTGCAACAGAGGCCTTGGACATTTCAAAGACTCTCCGGAACTTTTAAAGAAAGCGGCTGAGTATCTGGAAAAGAAAGGAAACTATAGCAAATGGCAGAACTGAACTTTCAGCTTCTTCGCTGGCAACAAGAAGTGTTTAAAGACACAAAACGTTTTAAAGTTGTTGCGGCAGGACGACGCTGCGGTAAATCTAGACTATCCGCTGTTACATTGTTAATCGAAGGTTTGAATTGTCCTGAAGGCTCTTCGGTTATGTATGTTGCCCCAACGTTAGGGCAGGCCCGAACAATTATTTGGGAGTTGTTGCATGATCTAGGCAGGCCTATTATTAAAGCTAGCCACATCAACAATCTTGAAATAACTCTAATCAACGGAAGAAAAATTCTTGTCCGAGGAGCAGATAATCCTGATTCTTTACGGGGTGTTTCTTTAACGTATTTAGTTTTAGACGAATGCGCCTTCATTAAAGAAGACGTATGGCAAAAGATCTTACGTGCTGCTCTGTCCGATAAGAAAGGTAGAGCACTGTTCATCTCTACACCTTCAGGCCGTAACTGGTTCTACGATGTATATAAGCTAGGCCAGGATGAGACAGACGAAGAGTGGAAGTCATGGCACTTCACTACTCAAGATAACGAGACCATTGATCCTAAGGAAATTGAGGCTGCTAAACGTACCTTAAGTTCCTTTGCCTTCAAGCAGGAATACTTGTCTAGCTTCGATAATGCAGGAGCTGATGTCTTTAAGGAAGAATGGTTCAAGCTAGGTGAAGAGCCTCAGTATGGTGAATACGTAGTAGCCATCGACTTAGCAGGCTTTGAAGACGTAGCTAAGAATGCAGGTGCTTCTAAGAAACGTCTGGATGAATCAGCTATTGCTATCGTCAAGGTTGAAGACAATGGTGATTGGTGGGTAGAAAAGATCGTACATGGTCGATGGGACATCAGAGAGACTGCTGTCAATATCCTGAAGACTATCCGAGACTACAAGCCTATCTCAGTTGGTATTGAACGTGGAGCATTAAAGAATGCTGTTCTGCCCTATCTGAACGATCTGATGCGTAAGAATAACATCTACGCTCATATCCAAGATTTAACTCATGGTAACCGTAAGAAGACTGACCGTGTTGTCTGGAGCCTACAAGGGCGTATGGAACATGGCAGGATCAAGTTCAATGAGGATGAAGATTGGGATGAATTCAAAGATCAGTTAGTCATGTTCCCTACAGCAGGTGTTCATGACGATCAGGTAGATGCTTTGTCTTACATTGACCAACTGGCTATCACATCTTATCAACAAGATTACGAAGAGGATGAATATGAAATCCTCGACCCTATAAGTGGATACTAATATGGATTACTGCCCATTACCGTTACAAAATAATAAACTTAACATCAAGAATCATGTTAAGACCATTAAAGAGCACGGTCTTGGGCCTGCTGATCCTCGTAAGCCTAACAATGAGTTCTGGAAAGATAAGGCTTCTAAATGGAATGTTGCTGAAGGTGATGCTCGTGGTAGGCTCTGTGCTAACTGTGAGCATTATATTGAGACAACCAAGATCAAGAAGTGTATTGATTCAGGACAAGCTAAAACATTCAAGACTTCAATGGTAGATCCTTCTATCGTTGATATCGAATCTAAACCCGTAGCTTACTGCAACTTATACGAGATCACTTGCAGTCCATTACGTACTTGTGATTCACAGGAACTTGGTGGGCCTATTGATGATGTCAAGATGGCTGCAATTGAACAAGCTAAAGCTTTAAAAGAATCTGGATTTGATTTCGAAGAGTTTGATGATCCTTTAATGGATTCTACAAAGGAATAAGATGGCTGAAGAAGAATATAAAGACTCCCAATTTGAGGAGCCTACGGAAGCTGAGAAGGAATTAACATCCTTTGTCTCTCAGCATACTGATCGTTGGCGTGACTGGCGTGACGCTAACTTCATGGATCTTTGGATGGAATATGAACGGATCTTCCGTGGCATCTGGGATCCCCAAGACAAGACTCGGGATTCTGAGCGTAGTCGAATCATATCTCCTGCTACTCAGCAAGCTATTGAGACTCGTCATGCTGAGATCATGGAAGCTATCTTCGGTCAAGGGGACTTCTTTGACATTGAGGATGACATCAAGGATGTGAATGGTTCTCCTCTTGATGTTGAGATGCTCCGTGAACAATTGATGGAAGACTTCAAGAAAGACAAGATCAAGAAAGCAGTTGATCAGATTGAACTGATGGCTGAAATCTACGGTACTGGTATCGGCGAGATCGTTGTCAAGACTGAGAAAGAGTATAAGCCTGCTACTCAAGCTATCCCCGGTGTTGCCAATACAGCCGCTATCGGTGTTACAGAAGGTGAACGAGTAGCAATTAAGCTTAAACCTGTCAATCCTAAGAACTTTCTGATTGACCCTAACGCTGATTCTATCGAAGAAGCTATGGGTGTCGCCATTGAGAAGTATGTCTCTATCCATAAGATCGTTGAAGGTATCGAAAAAGGTATCTATAAGAAGGTTGACATTGGTTCTACCTACGATGATCAGGATTTAGAGCCTACTCAAGAGGTGAATCAGTACCAAGATGACAAGGTTAAACTGGTTACTTACTACGGTTTAGTGCCTAAAGAGTACTTAACTGAGGGTGAAGAAGTCGAATATGAGGAAATTTTCCCTGAAGGTTCCGAAGCTGATGACTATTGCAACATGGTTGAAGCAATTGTTGTTATCGCTAACGACAATATGCTCCTCAAAGCAGAAGCTAACCCTTACATGATGAAGGATCGTCCTGTTATTGCTTATCAGGATGACACTGTTCCGGGTCGTTTCTTTGGTCGTGGTACGGCTGAGAAGGCCTACAACATGCAGAAGGCTATTGATGCTCAATTACGAGCCTATTTAGATTCTCTGGCCTTGACTACAGCCCCAATGATTGCTATGGATGCTACACGACTGCCTCGTGGAGCTAAGTTTGAGATCAAACCCGGTAAAGCAATCCTTGTTAACGGCTCTCCAAGTGAGATTCTCTATCCATTTAAGTTCGGTCAGACTGATGGTAACGCTCCAGCAGCAGCTCAGAACTTTGAACGTATGCTGTTACAGGCTACAGGAACAGTAGATAGCGCAGGAATGCCTTCTAACGTACCTCGTGATGCCAGTGCAGGCGGTATGTCGATGGCTATGGCAGGGATTATTAAGAAGTACAAACGTACTCTTACTAACTTCCAAGAAGATTTCATGATTCCGTTCATCAACAAAGCTGCTTATCGCTATATGCAGTTCGATCCTGAGCGTTACCCCTCTGTGGACATGAATTTTGTGCCTACAGCTACTCTGGGTGTGCTTGCTCGTGAGTTTGAACAGCAGCAACTGATTGGATTGTTACAGACATTAGGCCCGAATACGCCTGTTCTTCCTTTGATTCTGAAAGGAATCTTACAGAACAGCTCTCTCACGAATCGCGGTGAGCTTATTGACGCTCTTACCAAGATGTCTATGCCTGATCCGCAACAACAGCAGGCTGCTCAGCAGCAACAACAGATCCAAATGGCTCTGGTGCAGGCTGAACTTGCAGACAAACAATCCAAAGCGCAGAAACAGTCCGCTGAAGCTCAGAAAGCTCTGGTTGACGCTCAAACAGCTCCCCAAATTGCTCAAGCTAAGATCATTGGTGCTTTATCCACCAATCTTAACGAAGACAATGAAGGTAAAGACTTTGAACGTCGAGTCAAGATGACTGAACTGGCGCTGAAGCAAGAAGATATTCGTTCTAACGAGCGTATTGCTACTCTTCAATCGAGGGCTAAGCTCATTAAGTAACACATTACATAAGGAATAACCTATATGGCTCCTGATTTACAGAAATATTATGAAGATCAGTTCTCGATGATGTCTACTCAGGGATGGGGAGACCTCATTGAGGACTTTTTAAGGTTAAAGGCAAGTATCAACGATATTACATTGACTACGGACACACAAGATTTATTTTTCCGTAAAGGTCAACTGGATATTCTGGACTTGATTTTAAAACGCAAGGACACATGCGACAAAGTATACGAGGAGTTAAACGATGAAACGGATGTTTGACTTCATGTGTGACGATGGACATGTGACTGAGCGATTAGTCGATGATAGCGTCAGGACGGTGACATGTTCTGACTGTGGTAAGGAAGCTATTCGACTTGTATCATCTCCTCAAGTCAAACTGGAAGGGTTCTCAGGAGCTTTCCCAGACGCTTATGACAGATGGTCAAGAGTCAGAGCTGAAAAGCTCAAACAAGAACAGAAACGTAATTCCTAATGGAACGTATCTGAGAACATTATTAAATTATCCTGTAATCCTATACGGACAGGGAAAGGTTAGGTATGGCTTTAATTGATAACGAAGAACTGGATCAATCTAATTTCAGCGAATTAGATGCCGAAGACAACAAACAGAAGGAAACTCCTGTTGAAGAAACTCCAGCAAAATCTGTAGAGATTCCCGAGAAATACAAGGGCAAGAGTCTTGAGGATATTGTGCAAATGCATCAAGAGGCTGAAAAGCTCATTGGTAGACAAGCACAAGAAGTTGGTGAAGTCCGGCGCTTAGCTGATGATTTGATTAAACAGCAACTCTCTGGTAACAAACAAAAAGCTCAACCAGAATTACAAGAAACACAAGAGATTGATTTCTTTGAAGACCCTAAGACAGCAGTTCAAAAAGCTGTAGCAACACATCCTGATGTACTTGCAGCTAAGCAGGCAGCAGCTCAGTTCAAAGCTATGCAAACACAGCAGCAACTGGCTACTAAACACCCTGATTATAGTCAAGTGGTTAAAGATGGTGAATTCATTGATTGGGTTAAGGCATCCCCTGTTCGTCTGAATATGTTTGCTATCGCTAACTCAAACTATGACTTTGCAGCAGCAGATGAGCTTTTGTCTACATTCAAACAGATCCGCACAGCTAAGACAACACAAACACAAGAGGCAGGTAAACAGGCCCTCAAGCAGAACTTAAAAGCTGCTTCTGTCGATGTTGGTGGAACTGGTGAGTCCTCGAAGAAAGTTTATCGCCGTGCCGACCTTATCCGGCTACGTATGAATGATCCTGATCGCTACATGAATATGCAACCTGAAATTATGGCTGCATATGCTGAAGGTCGGGTCAAGTAAAATATTTAATTTTTTATTCAATAAATCACAGGAGATTTAAAAATGGCTTTAGGTACTAACCAAGTTACAACTACCACCGCAGCAACGTTCATTCCAGAAGTTTGGAGTGATGAGATTGTTGCATCTTACAAGAAGAATCTGGTTGCCGCTAACCTGTTCAAGAAGATGAGCTTCAAGGGCAAGAAAGGTGACACCGTTCACGTTCCCGCTCCTAACCGTGGCTCTGCTTCGGCTAAGTCGGCTAACACCCAAGTGACTCTGATCGCTGCTACTGAAGGCGAGAAGATTGTGGCTATCGACCAGCACTGGGAATACAGCCGTCTGATCGAAGACATCGTGGAAGCTCAAGCTCTGGCTTCGTTGCGTCAGTTCTACACTGATGACGCTGGCTACGCTCTGGCCCGTCAAGTTGACACCAGCCTGATCCAACTGGGTCGTGGCGTTAACGGTGGCGGCGGTACTTCTGCTTACTCTGGTGCTCTGTCCGGTGCTGACGGTACTACCGCTTATGTGGCTGGTGCTAACACTGGCGTGGGTGCTCTGACTGATGCTGCTATCCGTCGCTCTATCCAACGTCTGGATGACAACGATGTTCCTATGGACGGTCGTTTCCTGATCGTTCCTCCTAGCACTCGTAACACTCTGATGGGTATCGCTCGTTTCACTGAGCAAGCCTTCGTGGGTGAAGCTGGTGGTAACAACACCATCCGTAACGGCGAAATCGGCAACGTGTATGGCGTGCCTGTGTTCGTGACTTCTAACGCTGACACTACTAGCGGTTCTACTGCTACCCGTATCTGCCTGATGGGTCATAAAGACTTCGCAGTGCTGGTTGAGCAAATGGGCGTGCGTACCCAGACTCAGTACAAACAAGAATACCTCGGTACTCTGTTCACTGCTGACGTTCTGTACGGTGCTGGCGAACTGCGTGATGGCGCTGCTGTTGCTCTGGCTGTCCCAGCGTAAGCGTACAGCCTAATAGTTCAGTAATGTAACTTAAGAGGGGCCACTTCGGTGGCTCTTCTTTCAAGCTGCACTGCTTTAGTGTATCTCGAAAGGAGAAAATAATGGTTAAATTCAACAGCGCTGTGCGCTTCAAATGCACTCAAACTGAAAATATTTACTGCTTTGAGCATGAACATGACATCAAGGCTATGCGTAAGCATCCTGACTATGTTGAACTGGTCGAACAAGAAGAGTCTAAGAAGCCTGTAGGTCGTCCGCCTAAGAAAGAAGCTGAGGAAGCATAAATATGCGTGAAGTATCAGTAGGAAATAACTTAACAGCTAATACAAAGACTACAGTTTATACAGTTCCTACTGGCTACTACGCTCGGTGGAATCTGAGCTACGTAGTGAATAACTCTGGTATCAATAAGACAGTAGATGTTATTTGGTATGACAAGAGTCAGAATACTGAGATCTATGTGGTTCACGGATATATTCTTACCATTACTCAGTTCTTAAAGTTTGATAGTCCTTCTGCTGTGATCCTTGAAGAAGGCGATGAAGTACGTATCAAGACAGAACTTGGATCTGATATGTCTGCTATCAATACTTTTGAACTTATTCGTAAATAAAGGTTAAAATCATGGCTGTTTCAGACCAAGAAGTTGCTGCGTGGCTTGCAGCTAATCCGACTGCCTCTAATGCAGAAATTGCTCAAGCAGCCGCTGCCGCTGGTGTTGATGCTAATCAGTTTGAGCGAGTGACAGGAACTCCTGCACCTTTTGAGGTCACTTATGGCGGGGAGATGAATACTCCTATCGCTTATAGCACAAAACAGAATATTGGTAAGGATGTTATCGATATTCAATATGGCCCTGAAGGTCAGCAGTTAAGTGCTATAGGCATGCCGACAACTATCAATGGTCAGCGTGTCGTCACAGATTACTCTCCTTCGGGACAGGCCTCTTATCGGCTTTATAATCAGCCTGGAATGTTCAATGAACTCCTGAATGCTGCTGCTTATTTAGGCAAAGGTTACGGTTTAGTTACTGGCTTAGATTCTTTATTAGGCAATCTTCCCTCTTTAGGATCCAGTGCAGCCTCTTCCGCTGCTGATGCTGACATCGCAGGTGGAATGATTCCTGAATACGGGACTAATCAAGCATACGATGCTTTCATGTCTCAAGCAATGACCCCTGAAGCTATCGCAGCTTTAGAGAAACAGATTGCAGAGAGTTCTGTCGGTGGCTTTAATTATCAAGACATCCTTAATCAAGGCGGAATGATTACAGATATTGCTTCTGGTAACTTCATGGGGCCTCTCACGGCTGATGAGCTTGGTAATGCTTTTGAGAAGTACATGGCAGAGTCCGGTTACTTCCCTATCACCAACATTAACGCTCCTGTCAGCACAGTAGTTACTCCTCCTACTACAACAGTTCCTACGACAACTACTCCAACTGTAACGACTCCTACAGTTACAACACCGACAACAGTTATTCCTTCGGTTATTACTAAGCTTTTACCGGGTCTCTTGACAGCAGGAGCAGTGAATAAAGCTGTTACTCCTTCGCCAACAAGTACAACTCCATTGACTACAGGTATTACTACTCCTCCAGTCAATAATCAAGACTATTATAATGCTATTCAACAGTATTATAACGCATACATGCCTGAAGTCCCTCGTGATGTGACTACTCCTCTCCAACAATGGTACGATTCTAAATACGGAGCTTAAATGACTACGATCATTACCAAGAATAGTTCTACAGCTTCTGCTGTACCTTCGGCTGGTTCGCTTGTACAAGGTGAACTGGCTATCAACGTCACAGATAAGAAAGTATATACCAAGGACTCCGGTGGTTCTGTTCAGAAGATTGTTGGTTCTTTAGGTAATCAAGAATTCAATGCTGTAACGATCACTGGTGGAACTATCACTGGTATGTCTACCCCTACTAACTCTTCGGACGTTGCTCCTAAGAGTTATGTGGATGGTCTGATTAGTACAGGCGCTTCTAACGCTGCTGCTGCGGCTGCTAGCGCCTCTGCTGCTGCATCTAGTGCTTCTGCTGCATCTACTTCAGCTTCCAATGCTTCTACCTCGGCTTCTAGTGCATCTACATCAGCTTCTGCTGCATCCAGTGCTCAAGCAGCTGCTGAAGCTGCTCGTGATGCTACACTGACTGCCTATGATAACTTTGATGATCGTTACTTAGGCACTAAGACAAGTGATCCCACAGTAGATAATGATGGTAATGCTCTGGTAGCAGGTACTCTGTACTACAACAGTGTATCTCAGATTATGAAGTTGTACACAGGTTCTGCTTGGGTTGCTGCTTATGTCTCTGGTGCTGATTACCTTGCTAAGGCTAATAACCTTTCTGATCTTACTAGTTCCTCCGCTGCTCGTACCAACTTAGGGTTAGCTATTGGCACTAACGTACAAGCTTACAGTGCTAACCTAACTACTTGGGCTGGTAAGACTGTTCCTACAGATACTGTTGTAGGTACTACGGATACACAGACTTTAACCAATAAGACTCTGACTGGCTATACAGAGACTGTTACAGCTCTGGCTACTTCAGGTTCTGTTGCTCTGAACCCTGCTAACGGTACTATCAACACTTTAGCTGCTGCTGGTACAGTTACCTTCACTGATTCTCTCAGTGCAGGTCAAAGCTTAGTCGTGATGCTTACTAATGGCAGCTCTTATACAATCAACTATCCCACTATGACATGGGTTGGGCCTACAGGGAATACTGCTCCTACTCTGAACTCAGCTAACGTGTTGGTGTTCTGGAAAGTTGGAACTACTCTGTATGGTGCTCATGTCGGAAAGTATGCTTAATACTTATGTTAGCTCATAAACTTCAGGAGGCTGCTGGTAACTCTACACAGCCTTCCTACATCGAGGACGTGTTCAGCACGTACCT